GCATTTGGTGCAGGTCGTGTTCCAGTAGGTATAGATGCAGGACAAACAGAATTTGATACAGCAGGAGAAACAGGTGGTGCTAAAACTCATACATTGACCATTTCTGAAATGCCATCGCATAACCACAACCAACCATCAGGTATTCTTCCTGCACCTAATGCAAACGATTTGGATGTAACAGGTGGTAATGGCAGAACTTTAGGCAACAATATAAACACCGATAGTACTGGTGGTGGTGGAGCCCACAACAACTTACAACCATATATCGTAGTATATATGTGGAAACGTACAGTCTAATGCCTACATTTGTAGCACCTGCTCCAAAGGGCATGATAAAGGATACAAACAATACTGTACTCCCACCAGAGTTTTATTCACATGCAAGTAACATAAGATTTACTGATAATGCAGGAAAGAAAATTAAAGGACATGATGCGGTATTTGGCACACCTACAGTAGCTCCATACTTTGTACTTAACTGGTCTACTGGAACAGCATCATATTGGTTTTATCCAGGCACAGCAAAGATTTATAGAACTGATGGTACTACTCATACAGACGTTACAAGGACTTCAGGTGGCGATTATGCCACTAATCTAGTTACATTAGGTAATTGGACAGGAACTGTATATAATGGTCTTCCTGTTTTTTGTAATGGTGTAGATAAACCACAAGCATTACCTAACGTAGGGGCTACTAATTTTGTAGATTTACCTAATTGGGATGCAGCAGACATATGTAAAACTATTAAATCATTTGGTAATTATTTAATGGCATTAGGAATAACAACATCTAGTACAGAATTTCCTAACAAAGTTAAATGGGGTGATGCAGCAGAAAACTTTAGTTACCCATCATCGTGGTCTCCGTCTGCAACCAATGACGCAGGGGAAGTTACTATAGGTGATGAGTCAGATTTTATTGTTGATGGTCTAGCACTTAAACAATCATTTGTAATATACAAAGAAAACTCTACATGGTTAGCTAACTACATTGGTGGTAATTTAGTATTTAGTTTTCAAAAGTTATTTAACGATACAGGTGTATTAAGTAGAAATTGTGTAGCTGAGTTTGATGGTAAACATTTTGTAGTTACTCAAGGAGATTTAGTAGTACATGATGGAGTAAGAAAACAATCTGTAGCTACTGATTTAGTTAAAAAAGAATTATTTGATAACATAAATGATGCATACTATAATCTCACTTTTGTTGCACATAACGTACAGCAAACAGAAATGTGGGTATGCTATCCTACCGTAGGGTCGCAATATTGTAACAAAGCATTAATTTATAACTATGTTAATAACTCATTTACTTTTCGTGATTTGCCTGACATATATCATATTGGTAATGGAATTGTAGACCCTGGTTCTACATCTATAACTTGGAATACACAGACAGATACATGGACAGATTATAGTGGGGTATGGGGAGAAAGAACCTATAATCCTACAGAAAGAAGTATACTGATGGCAGGAACATCTGATACTAAATTGTATCGTGGTGATTTTGGCAGACAGTTCGATGGTGAAAACTACATATCGACACTAGAAAGAAAAGGGTTAACCTTAGATGGTAATACCAATACTGTTAAACAAGTAAGAAAACTAACACCTAAAGTAGCAGGGTCAGGACAAGTGGTTATATCAGTTGGAAGTTCTATGTCACCTAATGGAACATATACTTATACAACAGGACAAAACTTTGACCCAACACTTAATAATAAAGTAGATTGCAGGTCGACAGGTAAATACATCGCAGTAAGATTTCAACACACAGATAACAGTCCATTTGAACTTAATGGCTATGATTTAGAGTATGAAGTTATAGGGGAAAGATAATGGCACAAGCTCCTAAGTATGTACCTAATCCTGTACCTGCTAACTCAGAAGATTTACCTAGATATATCTTTGAAGAACTGACTAAGCTACAGGGGGCATTACAAGAAAACCCTATAGCATTTATAGAAGAAAAGAATGTTGAACCTAGTAGAGTAAAGCAAGGTGATATTGCTTATGCTGATGGTACTAACTGGAATCCAGGACAAGGTGAAAACCTATATTACTATGATGGTACTGTATGGAGAGCATTTGCAGGTGGCAGTGGTGCAGGAGACTTTGGTTTTTTTTCATCAACAGTAGACCAATCACCAACATTAGCAGATACAGCTTATGGAATTACTTGGAATACTACAGGAGATAAACAAGGTATATCTGTAGATGGTACAGATACAACTAAATTAAATTTTACTCATACAGGCAAATACTATATTAGTTTTCATGCTTCACTAACATCCGATAGTGCTAGTACAAAAACTGTATATTTTTTTCCAAAGATAAATGGAGCTACATCAGCATCATCTACAATTATTAGTACACTACATGAGAATGGGCAGAAGAAAGTTGTATCAAGAAATGGAATATTTAGCATAACAGCAGGACAATATTTACAAGCAATGTGGGCATCAGATGACACAGATGTTACTTTGAAGAATACTTCAGCTACAGCATTTGCTCCATCAACACCATCTGTTACACTCAGTATTATACAAGTAAGTCAATAGGAGAAAGCAATGATTTATGTATCTGGTATACCTGCAGAGTATATTGATGACGTGTGGGAAGATTGTAAACAATATGTAGAAATGGGTAATAACAAATCCCAAGAAGAAATGGATGTACATGATATCTACTTCTTCTTAAAAGAAAAAGAAATGCAACTGTGGGTTATCTTTGACAAAGATAATGGCAAAGAAATTAAAGCAGTTATAACAACACAGATTCTAAACTATCCACAAAAGAAAGTGTGTCGTATCGTTACATTAGGTGGCAAACAAATGGACACATGGGTAGCAGAAACACTAGAGATACTGGAAGAATGGTCACAAGAACAAGATTGTAATGCCATGGAAACAGTATGTCGCAAAGGATTTATTAAAAAATTAAAAGATTTCGGATATGAACAAACATATACCATACTCGGAAAAGAACTTACAACCATACACTAGGAGATTTATATGAGTAAAGGTGGAGGTGGCGGTACTAATACTGTCCAAAAAGCTGATCCATGGGCGGGTCAACAACCTTATTTAACAGATATATTTGGACAAGCAAAACAATTATATCAACAAGGACCGCAAGAATTTTATCCAGGAAGAACTTATGCTGAAGCTAGTCCTACTGTTTATCAAGCAGAAGAGTTACAAAAACAAGCAGCATTAGCTCAAGCAGGATTAGGATTAGGTTCTATTGTTCCAGGATTTCAAGAATCACTTATGAGTCCTGTACAAAGATTTCAAGATCCTATGTTAGATGAAGTTTTATCAGCAAGACTAAGACCTATAGAAGAAAGCACATCTAGGTTGTTACAACAAACAAGGCGTGGTGCTACACAAGCAGGTCAATTAGGTGGTACAAGACAAGGAATAGTAGAATCTGAAGTATTAAAAGATATGCTTACAAAGCAATCTGATGTCGCAACAAAAATGTATGGTGATTTGTATGGCGATGTTATGAAAACACAAGCTGCAACACTCGGACTTGCTCCTAGTATAATGAGTACATTTGCTCAACCTGCAGCAACACTAGCTCAAGTAGGTGCAGCAGAAACAGCAAGAGCGCAACAACCTATAACAGAAGCTATGCGTAGATTCTCATTTGAACAAGCTGCGCCATATGATGCTTTAACAAGATATGCAAATGTTGCAGGTAACACTATTTTGCCAGGAACTGTATCACAAACTGGCGGTATGGAAGGACCAAGCACACTAGCGAATATGACAGGTGGAGCATTAACTGGTGCTGCTTTAGGGGCTCCTTTTGGAGGAAGCACATTTATGACATCAATGGGTCCATGGGGTGCTGCCGCAGGGGCATTATACGGATTATTAAGTTAAGGAGACTTTTATTATGAATCAAATAGTAGGATCAATAGGACCAGATGGTAGACCTATAAGTTTATTAGATTTTGCGCTTGGGGTAAGACCTGTTAGACCAGGAGGTATGGTTAGCGGACCTGCCCGTATGACACCTTTCGAATTACAACAAATGTATAAAGATAAACCTTTTATTCCTGATAGCGCAACATCAGGTATAGTTCCACAAGCTACACAAGAATTAATACAACAAGGTGTAGGCGGTGCATATGACTTAGAAACAGGACAAGTAAAACCTGGCGGAATAATGGGAATGTTATCTAATTTGGGAGATCAATTTAGTAATTTATCAGGACCAGAAACAATGAATTTGTTACAAGGTATTGGAGGATTATTACAACAACCCGATGCTCCTACTATGCCGTCATTAAGA